GGATGGGGATACAATGGTGAGTGTAAGTATGGGTCAAAGTGCCATTTCATGTACTACCATACAGAAGCTAATAAGGGAATCTTGGCTGACGGCGATACGAGTGATGATGAAGAAGAAGTAGTGCTCCCTGATGGTGGAGGGAATGATTACTCTGATTGGACTGTTTCTGAGTTTGAGTTAACTCGACTCGAGATAGGATACGTAGAAGTCGAGGAACTAGAGGGTCGGAGAAGGATAGTCACTTCATGGACTTGTCCGGATACTAATGAGCTCATAGAGGGTGAATTTGATGTTTACCCACTCAATGCGCCCATAGAGCGTAGTTTCGGACCCTTTAGGCAGTTACCTGATGAGGGAATAGATTGGATCTATCTTGACAAGTTGGAAGAGGTCAGAAAGGCTTGTTCGCATGCCGCTAAGTATGCTATTCGATTTGGGAAAAGATTCGATCTCAAATACTCTTCTAAAGCTGCACTTTCCTTTTTGCGAAATCACAACATCCTATGGAGGGGAGCTTTAGAGCAAATAGAAAGCTTCATGCTGACGCCAGAATTTGCTGAGATGTGTACGGAATTTCATATTCTCAGTGCTCAAAATTCTGACGAGATGCGTAAGGCAGCCTTTTGTTCATTTCTCACAACAAAACGTGGATTGCCTGGTGACACTGTTGTTGCTATGGTAGAAGCGTTTGAGAGTGAAATGTGGAGTTTCCATATAGTAGGATTGTTTGTGATTCTGTATGCGTTGGTCATGATACATATGGACTACTGGACATTAGCGTGCCTGTTATCATTTGTAACTCTCAAGACACCATTGAGGGCTACAAGCAGGAGAGCAATCGTCTTGGTAACCTATATGGTATTGGGGTATTTTGAGGCCGGTGCCGTCATGATTTTCCACATCTCTTATATGGTTTATTGGTGGTTGGTCGAACTTGAGTTTTGTAGCCTTTCACTCTTTGGTATGGTGTTGTCACCAGATATTGAAGATTGGACTGAACACAATGTGTTTAGATATAACAATCTTTATCTGAAACGACAGTGTCCAAAGGATGTCAAGTTGCCTCCTATGAGAGAGGATTGCAGAATCAAGTTGCCCAGCTATTATCATGAAGAGTGTGCAAAATTGAAGTCACTGTCAGTTTATGTCTCAACATACTGTATGTTTATTGTCAACTGTGGCATTACAGTTGTTACCAATTGCTGCCACTCAATACACCAAGCACTACGCATGCGATACACTCACCAAAAGCCAGAGCTGGACTATGACCCAGATCTCATAAGCCAAGTTGCTGAAAATTTCAAGTTATTTTTGAATAAGCAACATAAAGGCCCTTGGGAATGGAAAACAAGAGCAGAATGGTTGTCCAACCTGGCTTCTAGACGTGCCCGTGATATGGAGGAAGCTGAACCTTTGCACGAAAATAGTTTCAAGTGTTCGACATTTGTCAAAGACGAGAGCTATCCAAAGGTCAACCCTAAAGCACGAATGATTACTAAGCGAGACGATTCGTTCCAAAACCATCTTGGGGTGTATTTTTATACTCTAGCGTGTTGGTTTAAGACTATACTGGGTTTTGATAATGATCTAACCTACGATTCAGACCTTACTGCTGAGCAACTCTTCCTTAAGGCAAAGGAGTGTGAAGCTCGGGGGTGGGTGTATGAATTGGACGTTTCGAGTTGGGATGGTTCGATTGAAGCTCCTTGGTATGATTTTGAAATTTGGTTGATTGAAAAGTTTGCTCCATACCAGCCTGAAGATTGGCCCTTAATCAGAAAGAACTGGAAGCCAGTCTTTGGATCGGGAAAAGGTGTGCATTATTCTATGAAACATTCTCGAAGATCTGGTGATCTCTGGACAAGTTTGTTTAACAGCATTATAAACC